ATCCACCACTGGTGATACCAAAACGAAATGTCTTTACTGATTTAGAAAGACAAGAACTAAAAGACATTATTAACGAGACACTTGATGAACGAGAACAACGTAAATCTAATCAGCGTAACTCCTGATGCTGAGAAGCACATGGCATACTGTGCCAGGGTAAGTAATCCAAACAACCAAGAGAATGAAAAGTTCTCTGGACTGCTTAAGTATTGTGTGAAGCATCAGCACTGGAGCATCTTTGAGCAGGCATATATGACGCTAGAGTTGAATACTACTAGAGGAATCGCAGCTCAAGTGCTACGCCATCGTTCATTTACATATCAGGAATTTTCACAACGCTATGCTGATAGTTCCCTACTCGCGGAGACGATCCCTTTACCTGAACTACGCAGACAAGACACCAAGAATCGTCAGAATAGTATTGATGATATTGATGCGTTTGTTCGCCAAGAGTTCCAGATCAAAATGCAAAAACACTTTGAAGAAGGAATGAAACTCTACAAAGAGATGCTTGATGCATCAATTGCAAAGGAGTGCGCTCGTTTTGTGCTTCCTTTGGCGTGTCCCACCAAAATTTACATGACCGGCTCAGTTCGTTCATGGATCCATTATATCGATTTGCGTTCTGCAAATGGTACACAGAAGGAACATATGGATCTTGCACTAGGTGCAAAAGAAATCTTCTGTGAACAGTTCCCTGCTGTTGCTGAAGCAATGGAATGGGTTTCATAAATATTTACACCAACAATTGAGTTATGCCAACATACCCTGTTATTAATTTAGAAACAAAAGAAAAAAAGACACTCAGTATGACAATGAAAGCATACTCGGAGTGGAAAGAAGAGAATCCTGGATGGGATAGAGATTGGTCACAAGGATGTGCAGGACAGTCTACAGAATTTAAGTGGACTGGTGAGGCCAATTCCAATGGATGGAATGAAGTCTTAGATCGTGCATCTAGACAACCAGGAGCAAATGTCAGCAAAAACCGGTACTACGGTTAACCCTTCTAATCTTTTATAGCGTATGACCTCAAAAAGAAAGTCCCAAACACCAGTAGTCCCATTCGGGATGAGCAATAAGCACATGAAAAGAAAGAAACCAATTAACTCAGACTTGATGAAAACCATCGAGCCGCTGACAGAAAACCAAGAAGAACTTTTCCGCTGTTATAAAAATGATCAAAATCTAGTTGCTTATGGTTGCGCCGGAACTGGTAAGACTTTCATTACACTCTATAACGCCCTTAAAGACGTATTAGATGTAAAGACACCCTATGAAAAGATCTATATCGTCAGGTCGCTTGTAGCAACCAGAGAGATTGGATTTCTTCCTGGAGACCACGAAGATAAGTCTTCCCTTTACCAAATTCCATATAAGAATATGGTAAAGTATATGTTTGAGATGCCAACGGACACTGACTTTGAGATGCTGTATGGTAACTTAAAAGCACAGGGCACCATTTCATTCTGGTCCACATCGTTTATTCGTGGCACAACACTTGATAATGCAATCATTATCGTTGACGAATTCCAAAATCTAAACTATCATGAACTTGATAGTATTATTACAAGGATTGGTCAAAACTCTAAGATCATGTTCTGTGGTGACGCAACACAAACTGATCTTCTTAAAACAAATGAGAAGAACGGAGTTATTGATTTCATGAAGATCCTACGCATCATGCCTTCAGTTGATATTGTTGAATTTGGAGTAGAAGATATCGTTCGCTCTGGATTAGTTAAAGAATACTTACTCGCTAAGATGGAAATGAATTTATGATTTTTGAGCATTGTAATTATCTCGGTGACCTTGAACTAAACAAAAAAGAAACAAATGGCATCCGTCTCTATAACCTTCCAAATGGAGAGTGGGTGCCTTCAATTACATCGGTAACTTCTTTTTATAACCGACAGATCTTTATCAACTGGCGAAAGCGAATTGGTGTTGAAGAAGCAAACAAAATCACAAAAAAAGCAACTACCCGTGGCACTGACTTCCACGAAGCAGTTGAAGTATACATGAGGAACAATGAAATAAACTGGGATGACTTTCGCCCCCTTACTCAGTTTATGTTTCATCATGCTAAACCATATCTAGATAAGATAAATAACGTACACGCTATAGAAAGAACTCTGTACTCAGAGTATCTTGGTTTAGCTGGTAGAGTTGACTGTATAGCAGAATACGAAGGAGAGTTAGCAGTCATCGATTTTAAAACATCTGAAAAGATTAAACCTGAAAAGTGGTTGGAGAACTATTTCGTTCAAGAAATGTTCTACGCAACTGCTTACTACGAACTTACAGGAATCCCGGTCAAAAAACTTATCACTATTATGGTTACTCCTGGTGGTGATGTCGAAGTATTTGACAAAAGAAATAAAGGGGAGTATATTAAATTGTTAGTTCGTTACATTAAAGAATTTGTATCTCACAATCTTAGGACAGAGAATGGAGAATGAACTAGAAAAAGTATTGGAAAGTAAATTCTTTTGCCCTTCTCGTTTCGCACAGGAAATAGAATCTCTGGTCCAAAAAAATGCTGGCATGAATTACATTGATGCTATCGTTCACTTCTGTGAACTTAATAGTATTGATTTAGAGTCAGTCCCTAAACTTATCTCCAAACCGCTCAAAGAAAAGATTAAGTGCCAAGCATTGGAACTTAATTTCTTGAAGCGCAGTTCCCGTGCGAAATTGCCCCTTTAATTCCAAAAAAGGGCGAAAAAAATTCCCGGCAAAAAATTCCCTTATTACTTTTTTTGATGATGCCGTATGATGCATATCGTTGTTACTTGTCGATGAAGAATCACTTCACGAAGGACAAGTATGATTACCACAAATACTGTGGTAAAAGTCGTGCCACTGTGCAATCTTTTTATAAACGTAAAGATCGCTTTTGGTTTGAAAAATTTGCACGATCTAAATCTGATAAAGAAGTTGAAGAGTTTTTTATATCTAACTTTATCACCTGCACTGATCCAAGTAAACTTTGGATAGGAGAAATGATCCGCAATGGTGAAAGTAGATACACATCATGGAAAAAGAGAACTCAGTCTCTTTCATACTTATTCAAAGAAGAAACAGAATCAGTCTTTGCAGATAATGATTTTGATGCTATGTTTAGTGTGGATGGTTCTAGACATCCACAAATACTCAAAGAATATTTGAGTGGTAGAGTTTCACTTGAGACCATGGTGATCTTAGATGGAATTCTTGACTATAAAAATAAGTGGGACAAAAAACTTACTGATCCGGTGTGGGAATCCGTAAGTATGAAAATGAAGAAGTATTCTCCATTCCTAAATATCGACATACCCCGTTACAAAAAAATTTTAAAAGAGGTTATCATTCATGGCACTTAATAATTCCGAAGTATTAGAAAATCTGCAAAAGCAGAAAGTTGAAATGGAACAGCAACTTGAAAATCTTCGTGTCACTTACTTAAAAGTTCTTGGTGCGATTGATGCTCTTACTCAAATTGAAGAGTCAAATGATGTTGTCGAAGAAGAGACCGAAGTCGAAGAGGAAACTTCTGAAGAATGAGTTTCTTCGATTCTGATGTAGTCCGTGCGGAAATGACACAAATCCAAGAACTTCAAGAAGAAGTTTATGGTAATGTCTTTAAATTTCCCTCAATGGACAATAAAGAAAAAAAATTTCATGTAGCATTACTTGAAAAATTAATTGACAAACAACGCATTCTTTTTACAAGATTGAGTTTATCTGATGATCCTGAAGCAAAGCAGATGAAAGATAATATCATTGAATCTGCTAAACTAATGGGTCTTCCTGATGGAACTAATATGAATGTTATTTTTAATAACATGTCAAAAATGCTTGAAGTGATGAAGACCCAGATTGACAAATCTGATTCTGACCTATAGAATACAAGGGTACACACAAGCCAAATCCGTACAAATCCGAGGTAATCCTATGTCTTTCGCAGACCTTAAAAAGCAATCTTCTCTTGGTTCGCTGACTTCTAAATTAGTAAAAGAAGTTGAGAAGATGAACAACACTAGTGGCGGTGGAGATGACCGTCTCTGGAAACCTGAAATGGACAAGACTGGCAACGGTTATGCAGTCATCCGTTTCCTGCCCGCACCTGAAGCAGAAGAACTGCCTTGGGCAAAGATGTACTCCCATGCCTTCCAAGGTCCTGGTGGTTGGTACATTGAGAACTCTCTGACCACATTGGGACAGAAAGACCCCGTATCAGAGCATAATCGTGAACTGTGGAACAGTGGTCTTGACTCTGACAAAGAAACGGTTCGTAAGCAAAAACGTAAACTGTCGTACTATGCCAACATCTATGTTGTGCAGGACAAGGCTAACCCTCAGAATGAAGGTCGTGTCTTCCTGTACAAGTTTGGTAAGAAGATCTTTGACAAGGTTATGGAAGCAATGCAACCTGAGTTTGAAGATGAAACTCCTATCAACCCCTTTGATTTCTGGGGTGGTGCTAACTTTAAACTGAAACTGAAGAAGGTCCAGGGTTACTGGAACTATGATTCATCTGAGTTTGATAAGGTTGCACCGCTTCTAGAAGATGATGATGCTCTTGAAGCACTATGGAAGAAAGAGTATTCACTAAGTGCTCTCACTGCCACTGATCAGTTCAAAGAATATGATCAACTGCAGAACCGTCTTAAGATGGTGTTGGGACAAAAGTCTGCACCTCGTCGCTACGATGAGGAACTGGAAAATGAGAGTGAAGGTCGTGGATCTTTCACTCCAAACTTTGAGTCAAGCAAACCACCTGCTGCTGGATTTAATGCACCAGACATTACTCCTACTAAGTCTGCAGACTCCGATGAGGATGATGCTTTGTCTTACTTCCAGAAACTTGCTGAAGAGTAATTACTGATATAATCTAATATTTTCAGCACGTTTGAGGGTTTCACTTACATATTGAGTGGAACCCTCTTCGTATGTCATGAGATCTTCTAGATCATCACGAACCACCTGAACAAATCTTGGTTTCAATAGATAGATATTCCTTTTTCCTTCATTTATTTTTTCCTCATATTGATAATTTGTCACAGGTATCGTTGGAGTAATTGTTTTTAATTCGTTTGCTCTTTCATCAAAAAAGGTAACAGAATATGTTGACTCTACCTGAAATCCTGCTTTTACGATTACAACATCTCTAGCATCTTTTATCTCAGTAGTTTCATAATGGTGAATACCACCTATCAAATTTTCATACGTCTCATATCTATCAATCATAATCTCTTCAAAAGAGTCATTTGATATTGGCCATTCGTTTTGAATATTGACTACATTATTTGCCAATAGAACCAACCAATCAAGAGTTGAATCATTATAAATTTGAAACGCTACATTATCAGGTCTATCATTACCTTGCACTTGATACTTAGTGAAGAATGTTAGATCCTGGAAAATATCTTCTCTTAAAAAACCTCTTTTAAAAAGATTTTTGACCGTGATATAATCTGATATCTTTGCGTCAGGAAGTCTACTGACATATTCAAAGTTTGGAACTTCTGAAAAATAACTTGACATCTTAGAAACCTATTTCTGTGTCTGGTGCGTTTTCTGCATTACCATAGTCCTCGTTATAGACAGGATCAAGTTCTTTGAATTGCATTTGCATTTCATAAGAAACCATCGCACCATCTTCAAAGGTAGCATAATTATTCTCTGGCGTATAATTAACGGACAGACCTATGAGAGCACACTCTTTAAACTGGTTTAAGAAATTATGATCTTCTGTTCTTCTATGACGATATTGAAGTTGAAAAGTATGTGGTGCTTTTACGAAAAGATTTGAGTCTGTTCTTTGTGGTGACATCCCTTGTTTAAAAAATCTAATTATTTTGACAATTTCTTTGCTTTCAAGATCATCTCTTGCAGACATTTTAAAAGTAAAGTTGAA